TATGGTCAATTAATAGAATATTTGGATCTGTTATATACAGCAAAAAATCAATTGAATTAAGGCAAGACAAATACATTTCTAAAGTCAGAGTCGTTGGTTTAGAATTGCACTATAAACACATTCCACATTTTAAAAGACCTTCGATGTCCGAACCAACAGCTGGTTATGAAGAAGAGATTACCTGGCTTCATACTAATGAGTACAGAAATTCCGTAATAGCAAAATTAATAAACAAGCTTGACACGAATACACTTATATTAGTAGATAGAATTGTACACGGAGAGCACATGCTCGAATATCTTAAAACTAAAACTAATAAACAAGTATATTTTATACAAGGATCAGTAGAAGTAGAGGAAAGAGAAAAAATGAGACAACTTATGGAAGAAACTTCTGGAGTTGTGTGCATTGCAATTTCCAAGATATTTTCAACAGGCATTTCAATTAAAAACTTGCACAATATTGTTTTTGCAGCTATTGGAAAAGCAAGAATTAAGATTATTCAATCCATTGGTAGAAGTTTGCGTTTGCATCATACAAAACAAATGGCTACAATTTTTGATATCGCAGACGTTTGTTTAAACTATGGTTATAAACATTTTGAGGAAAGAAAAAGATTATACAATTCTGAAAATATTCCTGTTGTTTCAACGGAGCTTGTTGAAAAATAAAACAATACATATATAGTCTATAAAGCATATGAGCAAGAACGAAAAACCACCTACGCAAAAAAGAGTCCGCCGGACGAAAGAAGAATTAAAAGACGTTTATATTGACCCAAAAGAGATGGAATTATTGATTATTGAGTACTATGATACTAATATTATTTCCGATAAACTTGCTGAAATGATACAAATGATTTCTACACGTCTTGCTCTTGCTCGGAATTTCTATTCTTATAGCTTTAAATCAGAGATGCAAGGTGATGCAATCGTTAAAATGATGACGGCTCTTCGCAGAAAGCGCTTTAAATGTTCAGCTGGTTACAATCCTTTTTCTTACTTTACTAAAGTTGCGTATCATGCATTTCAAAACTGCATTAAAAAACACAAAAAGGATTTTGATACTTTGAAACGCTATCAAGAAGAAATTTACGAAGATCACGTATGCAGTGGTTATATTCCTAGCAAGAAGAATACGCGTGGTCAATCTTCTGATGATTATACACAAAATGGCCACTTTGAAGATTAATCCAAAAAACAACAAAGTTCTTTTCTTTTCTGACTTGCATTTGGGAGTTCATCAAGACTCTCAAACTTGGCATAAAATTTGTTTGGATCTAGCAAATTGGATTGACGGAGTAATGAAAGAGAACAAGCTTGACACAATCTTTTTTGCAGGTGATGTGTTTCACGATCGGCACGAGATAGGAGTCAATACGCTTCACACAGCTAAAAAGTTTTTTGATACTCTTAAAAATTATAAAATTCACTTAATTCCAGGCAACCATGATGCCTTTCTTTCATCTACTGTTGAAGTAAATTCTGTAGAAATTCTTGAGCGAGATAATATATTTGTCTATTCCCAACCGACTACTATTCAAGTTGGCGAAAAGTTTGTAACATTTTGTCCTTGGCAAACAACTGTAAAGGATCTTAATAAAGTTGACATGCTCGTGGGTCATTTTGAAATAGCAAACTTTAAAATGAATGCTACAAAAATTTGTGACCATGGGGACACATCAACTGATCTTTTAGAAAAAGCTGATGCAGTGATTACTGGACACTTTCATTTCAGAGACCATAGAATCTATGAAAACAACAAGTATGTTCTTTATCTTGGTTCGCCTTACGAAATGGATTTTGGGGACAGAGAACAACAAAAAGGAGTCACTATTATTGATTTTGACGACACAACAAAATTAAAATTTGTTGAAAACACTCTTACTCCTAAACATATACGTTTAAGAATATCTGAACTTGCTCAAAAGAAATATCAAGACCTTCCATCAATTGTTAAAGGAAATATTGTTAGTGTGTATGTCGATACAAAGTTAGATACTTTGACATTGGATCTATTAATTTCTAAATTAGCACAATACGGGCCTCTACAATTTAGAACAGAATTTAATATTCTAGATAATGCACAAATTGATACAAAAGAAGTTAAAAAGCTTTCAATTGACATTGAAACAGCATTTCACGAATTTGTAGAGCACGTGGAAACTAGAGCTACGAAAAAAGAAGTGCTTGATAAATGTTTAGAATTATATAAAATATGCCAAACCGTACATGAGTAATAAAAAAGAAAAAATTGGTGTAGGTATTATTACATGCAATAGAACCGAATATCTCAAAAATTTACTAACAACTATTGTTCCGTGTCATGACGTTATTGATGAAATGGTGGTAGTAAATGACGGTAAGCCAATTGCTGACTTAATACTTTCTAAAGGAGAGCTGTTAGATAACGAGGTAAATTTAGGTGTAGCTAAATCTAAAAATAAAGCAATGAAACACCTTTTTGACAAAGATTGTGATTATATTTTTATTATCGAGGACGACATGATTATTAAAGACAAAACGATCTTTAGCAAATATGTCGATGCTTACAAAGCAAGTGGCATTCATCATTTTAACTATGGTCCAGGATCGCCCTTTAATCGCAAACAAACGATTCAAAATCCCGACTTGCACAATCGACATTTGTTGGATGAAAATACAGAACCGAATCCAAAAATGATAGTAGATTATAAAACATGCAAAATTGCTTTATACGAACACACTGTTGCTATGTTTTCTTTTTTTACAAGAACTTTATTAGAAAAAGGTCTTGGATATATGTGCGAAGACTTCGACAATTGTTGGGAGCATGTATCTAGTACAAATTATATTATTAAAGCTGGCTACCATCCTCCATTTTGGTGGTTTGCTGATTTAGCAAATAGTCATGAATTAATTACAGAAGCCCCAGGCGCAATAGAAAATTCATCCATTGCTAAAGATAAGTCTGCATGGATGGAAAAAGTAATGACAGGAAGAGAAATATATAAAAAAAAGCATGGTTATTACCCCAACCAACCACCTCAACATACAGAAGAACAAGTTATTGAAATTTTAAAAAAATTAAAGAAAAACAAATGAACGAAATTGTTACATATGGACAAGGGTACAAACTTAGTCCAGGTATTAAAGTGTTTGTTAAAGGAGCTAAAAAATTTAGCAACACGCTGACTTTAATTGCATCTGGTCTTACAACAGAACTAACAGAATTTTTAAAAGAGAATGAAGTAAACATTGTTGATGCAACAGAATTAGCAAAAAAATACAATATTCAAACATCGATTTCCCCTTATACCTTAAAAGTAATTTATTTTTATTTGTATTGCAAACATTATTGCACTTCTTCAAATGTGTATTTGTGCGATTTAACTGATGTGTGCATTCAAAAAAATGTATTCAATTTAATACAGAACTCAAAGCCTTATGTAACGAGCGAAAATCAATATATTGCCAATTGTCAAACAAATACTACGTGGATTAAATTGTGTTACAATCAAGACATTTACAATCTATTAAAAAAATATCAAATTATAAATGGAGGCAGCATATTGGGGAGAAAAGAATCTGTAACCAGCCTTTTGAAAGAAATGTGTTTAGACATGACAGAAATTATTTCAAGAATTGGCAATTATCAAAATATTGATCAAGCTTCTTTAAACAAAGTAGTATATTTTGATCAACATCGCTATAATGTGCTAAACAATTTCGAGATTGCTAACCTAGCTCATTACGGAAATGCTGAAGTAAATTTTGACAGTCCTTGCATTACTATTAATAATAAAGAACCTTATGTTCTGCATCAGTATGATGTTATAAAGAAATTAGAAAACTTTTTATATGTCCAAGCTCAATAACAAATTTGATGTTATTATTTTATCGTTGGTTGTGGACGATGTAACATATCAAACAACCAAAGCATGCATTGATTCTTACATTAATACCGCAAATGAACTTATTAACAAAGTTTATGTAGTAGAGACCAATTCATCTTGCGACAAAGATTATAATCAACCAAAAGTAGAGGTCATTAAACCAAACAAACAATTTAATTACAACGAATTTTACAATATAGCTCTGGCTAAATGTGAAGCAGAATTTGTTATTGGACCAAACAATGACTTGCTTATTCAGCCAAATTGTTTGCAAACAATATTAAAAGAGTTTCAAACAAACTCTGAAGTTAGCTCAATTTCACCGATTGACAGAGAGTGGCATAGACACACAAAAATGTTTTTGCCATCAGAAAACAAGCTTTACTACGGCAACGAAGTGTCTTTGCATATGTACGGTTGTATTTTTTGTTGCAGACGTTCAATCTTTGAGCAAATTGGCTTTTTGGATGAAACATTTTATTTCTTTTATCAAGACAATGATTATATTATGTCTTTGAATAGATGCGGCCTTTTGCACGGTGTTCATACAGGAGCTCGTGTCAAACACCAATCTGGACATTCCAACAAATACGCAGAAGATCGATTAAAATACACTTCTAAAAATATGAACGAACAAGGAGATCTTTTAGCTAGAAAATGGAATAATGAACCTTTCAAGTCTGGCGGTTATCAACAATTTAAACAATACAAATGAAAACCGTAGCTTTCCATTCAAATCAATTAGGAATCAGAGGAACAGAAGTTGCCTTGTATGATTATGCTTTTTACAACGAAACAATACTCGGCAATAAATCATATATTATTTCTGACGCTAATGCAGATCTAACAACGCTAAAGAAATTTCAAAACAAATTCGAAGTATTTTTGTATAATAAATTTGAAGAATGCCATCAGTTCGTCAAGAAAAAAAATATTCAGTATGTATATTATATCAAAGCTGGAGACAATGACGGAAAATTAATTCCTGAAGTTAAAAATGCAATACATGCTGTGTTTCAAAATAAACAGGCTCACGGAGATTCGTATGCATATGTTTCAGAGTGGCTTGCTCAAAAGATGGGAATGTCAGACAAATGGGTTCCTCATATTGTTTGGTTGCCGGAACCTACAAAAAACTTTAGAGAAAAATTAAATATTCCTTCCGACAATATCGTAATAGGAAGATATGGAGGGTATAATGATTTTGATTTACCTTTTGTGTATAATGCAATTTATGAAGTATTAAAACACAGAAACGATCTCACTTTCTTGTTTATGAACACCAGGCCATTTGGTCCTAAACATTCTAATATTGTATTTGTTGAAGGTACATATAACTTACAGCACAAATCTAATTTTATTAATACTTGTGATTACATGATTCACGGAAGACAACACGGAGAAAGTTTTGGCTTAGCTATAAGTGAGTTCTTGTTTAATGATAAACCAATTATAAGTTGGAAAGAAGGACTAGACAAAAATCATATTACATTGCTTGGAGAAAAAGGTTTGTGGTACACAGACTATACTTCTGCTTTTAACTTGCTTAATAAGTTAACGAACCCCGAACACCTCAAATCAACTTATTCAAATCTCGTCAAGCAATTTGCTCCGGAAAATGTAATGCAAAAATTTGAAAAAGTATTTCTATCATGAAACGGGTTGCTGTTTTAGGTCCATCTTCGTTGAATGAAACATGGAACATTCCAATTAGTTTTTATAATCACTTTGTAAAAAAAGGTTTTGATACAAAATTTTATAATACATTAGTAAACGACCGCTTTGACGATACTAATCTCAAAAAATTGATAGAAGATTATGAACAAAAACAATTTGTTCCTGACATTGTTTTTCACTTAGATTTTGGTTTATTTAAATCTCCTTTTTTGCATAAAAAATTTATACCCACAGCAAAATGGGTTGTTGAGTCAGGAGATGATCCGCAAAATTATAATTTAAATTTATTGAAAATTAAAGATAAAAATTTCGATGTAGTTCTGTCCCCCGACATTCGTTGTGTAGAATTATACAATCAGCAAAATATTAATGCTGTGTGGTGTCCACATTTTGCAGATCCTGATCAATTTAATGATGTTGAGCAAGAACCTGTATTCGATGCAGTAACGACCCGTTCTATAGAAGAAGATTTTTTTAAAGAGCTAAAAAATAAATTGCAAGATAGATTTGAAGCCAGAACAGAGTTTTTGATTGGCAAGGTTCACACTCGCCATTTAATGAAAGGCCACATAGTAATTCAAAACAGTAAATATAAAGAAATTACCAGACGCATATTTGAAGGCATGATGGCAAACAGATTAGTTATAACAGACCGTCCGGACCCAAAGACTAGAATTGATTTAATTTTTAAAGAAAACGAAGACATTGTTTACTTTGACTCCATTGACGATTGTGTAGAAAAAATTAATTACTTTTCTGCAAATAATAAAGAAAGAATTAATATATCGCAAAGCGGTTATAACAAAGTAGTCAAGTCTCATACAACACAAGTCAGAATTGAAAAATTATTATCTATTTTATAAATTAAATGAGTTCTATATTTACAACTGCTAGCATAACAAAATTTGGTCTTAACAAAAATTATGTATTTTTAACAAACGATGCAATTGGAAATACAATTAAGAGGGAGGGTTGCTGGGAAGAGCACATTACAGAGATATTAGTGGAATATATAAAACCAACTCATAACTGCTTAGATATTGGAGCCAACTTTGGTTATCACACAATAGCTATGGGTCTTTTAACAAAAGAAAACGGCAAGGTATTTTCTTTTGAGCCAATGAAATTATTTTATCATCAAGTTAACGCAAATGCTCATTTGAACGGGTTAACAAACGTTTGTGTATTTAATAATGCTGTAGGAGACGTAGAAGAGAATGTCTATATACCAGAACCAAGCACGACCTTAGATGACGTGATTAATCACGGAGACAATTCAATAACAAACAATATTAGCGAACAACTGGTAAAAATGATCACGATCGATTCTTTAAAGTTGCCTGATATTAATTTTATTAAAATGGACGTACAGGGTTGTGAATTGCGTGTACTAAAAGGAGCCAAACAAAAAATTTTAAAAGATAAACCAACGCTAATTGTCGAAATAGAAGAATTTCAATTAGCAAAGTTTGGTTACACCTCCCAACATCTTATTTCATTTATTAAAGAAGAACTTGGATACGATATGTATCAAATAATGACAAAATATCCGGCCGACTTTTTGTGTGTTCCTAAAGGCTTTATTTTTAATACAAAATTCAAAACATTTGCGCTAAATCAAATATGAAAATTTTATACCTAACAAAAGGAGATCACGTAGATTACCAAGACGATTGTTTATTTATTGGTTTGAGAGAACTACTTGGTGCTGACGTAGTAGATTACAATAAAAGAGAACACAATTATTTGTCCTATAGTGAAGAAGCTGCTAAAAAATTATATGGAATGGGGATGTCTGTAACAAGAGTTTTGCCTGATATCGAAGTTGATAGAACAGACATTACTTCAAAAATTAAACATCGTTATTTTGATTACATTGTTTACGGTTCAATTTGGCGTTGCAATGACCGAATTAATAAAATTTTAGAATACTATCCGAAAACACAAATCATTGCTGTTGATGGAGAAGATGAGACAAATATAAACAACGTTTTTGATTTAGGCATACATTATTTTAAAAGAGAACTTGTTCTTGATCATAAACGGCTTCATTCAATTTCTTTTGCTATTCCAACAAACAAAGTCATTTTTAATAAAAACAAAACAAAGGATTTTGCACACATTACTCCTCTGGATAGGAAAACATACATTTACAACAACGAAGCAGATTATTACAACGATTATAATCAAGCTCGGTTTGGAATAACTACTAAAAAGGCAGGATGGGATTGCATGAGACACTATGAAATTCTCGGTAATGGTTGTGTTCCATATTTTTTAAATTTAGAGAAATGCCCAAAAAACACAATGAAAACGTTTCCGAAAGAGCTATGCATGCAAGTAATTGAACAGACTGGCAAAACATCAGCAAAAGAAATTTACGAAAACGTTATTGACAAATTAGAAAAGCACGTGTTAAGTAACAACACTACAAAGGCTCTTGCAACTCAATTTATAAACACAATAAAACACTATGAAACGATTTGATATTATTAATCATTTAATTAAAAAACATAACTACAAAACTTATCTTGAAATTGGAACTCAATTTGGAGATTGTTTTTCTCAAATCGATATAGACTTTAAAGAATGTGTGGATCCTGAAAAAAGGTATGATGAACTAACTCATGAAATGACATCAGATAATTATTTTGAACAAAATACCAAAACGTTTGATATAGTTTTTGTTGACGGTCTTCATGTTGAAGAACAATGTACAAAAGATATCTTGAATGCTCTTAAGTGCCTTAATCAAGGAGGAACTATTGTAGTTCACGATTGCTTGCCTCATTGCGAAGAATTTATTCAAGTATGCTGGAATGGTACAGTTTTTAGATCTATTATAGACCTACGTTATAACAATCCTGAGCTTGATATTAAAGTTGTAGATACAGATTGCGGTTGCGGTGTAATACGTAGAGGATCTCAAGCTGTATATAATGCAGTGCCCTTAGACTTAGCCAAAACATATTATTATTACGAAAAGAATAAAACTTCTTTAATGAATGTAATTTCCCCAGAAGAATTTTTAAAAATTTAAAGTGAATGCTGTTATTCTTGGGGACGGGTTGCTTGGCAAAGAAATAGCAAAACAAACTAAATGGGACTTTGTAAGCAGAAAAAAAGACAAAATAGATTTTGTTAATTTTAAAAACTGGTCTTATAAACTTTTTAGTTATGACACAATAGTCAATTGTATTGCATTTACAAAAACATACGAAAATGACAAAGAAACAAGTTGGGACGTAAACGTCAAAGCTCTTAGTGATTTAATTGATTACTGCAACGGAGCCTCAAAAAAACTCATACACATATCAACTGATTATGTTTATTCAGGGTCTAAAGAAAACTGCTCTGAGGAAGATGTACCCGTTCATCACAATACGTTTTATAGTTATACAAAATTAATTGGAGATGCTTTGATACAATTAAAGTGTGAAAATTATTTAATTTGTAGACTGTCTCACAAACCTAATCCATTTCCTTACGAAAAAGCTTGGTCTAATATTCAGACGAATTGCGATTATGTGGACGTAATTAGTAAGTTAGTAATTAAACTAATTGAGAACAATGCCCATGGAATTTTTAATGTAGGAACAGAAACTAAATCTATATACGAACTTGCGTTAAAAACAAATAAAAACATAGGTCTTTCCAATAGACCTCCTCAAGTCCCACAAAATACGACGATGTGTCTTAATAAATTAAACAATTTTTTAAAAAATTTGATTTAATAATTTTTACGCTTATAATTTATTAATGCGGTTTATTACGTTTAAGACTCTTGAGGGCAAAAACTTTTTATCTTTTGGTGACGAGTTAGTTAGTATAGACTTGAGACCAGGGGTTAATGCTATTATCGGAACAAACTACGATAAAGAAGATTCAAAAAACGGAGCAGGCAAATCAAGCGTTACAGAACTCTTGTACTATTCTTTGTATGGAACTACTCTTCGAGAAATTTCTAAGGATCATATACAAAACAGTTTGACTAAAAAACGCTGTGAAGTGTCTTTGGAGTTTGAGATTACTTCAAACAATACAATTGATATTTATAAAATTGTCAGAAAACTGAACCCAACTAAATGTGTTTTAGTTAAAAACGGACAAGATGTAACGAGGTCCACATTAGCCAAAACTAACGCTCTAATTCAAGAACTGATTCATACTCCAGCTACCGTATTTCAAAATTCTGTAATAATGTCAGCCAACAACGCCTTGCCTTTTATGGCGTTGCCAAAAACAGACAAAAGAAAGTTTATTGAAAGTGTATTAGGATTAGAAGTCTTTACACAAATGGTCTTAAAAGCAAGAGACGATTACAGTATTGCTAAAAAAGACTATGAAATTGCTTACACTAAGTTCGAGCAAATACAAAACGAACTCAGCTTTAACCAAACACAATTTGACAATTACGAAAATTTGAAAATCGAAAGACTGAACAAACTCAACGAAAAGAAAAAAACACTAACGTCCGACATACAGAAAATCGAAATAAAAATTGTTAAGTCTGAAACACTGACAATCGAAAAAGACAAAACCCAACTAGAACATTTCGAACAGCAACTACAGAGCTTTACTGATAAAAAAAGCAAACTACAGTCAAAAATTAATACAATTCAAGCTGAAATTAATTCTGTTAATAAGCAAATCAAGCAATTACAGACAAATAAAGACAAATGCCCTACATGCTCTAGAGAATACTCCGAAGAGCACGTAGGTCATGTTTCTGAATTAATTGCAAAACACCAAGCAGACATTGAAAAATTTTTAGAAGCAGAACATAAAGTTAAAAGTTCTTTACAAGATGTGGATAAAGAAATTATTAGCTTCCAAGCTTCTAAAAAAATTTGTACAGAGAATATAGCAAATACGAACCAAGTCATCAACGACAATAAAACTTTTGAACTCAGTATTAATCACTTGAAATCAAATTTAAAAGACGTCGAAGAAGAAATAGAAGTAGTACACAAAGAACAAAACAACGATCTCAAAGGAAAAATATTAACTCTCAAAACATCAGCTGAAGATTTGCAGCAAAAAGTAGACAAACTTAACAACGAATTAAATGTACTTGAAACGGTCAAATTTGTTATTTCAGAGGAAGGAATTAAATCTTTTATTGTTAAAAAAGTTCTTAAAGTTCTTAACTCCAGATTAGCCTTTTATTTAAAAAAGCTTGAAGCAAATTGTTTGTGCCAATTTAACGAATTTTTTGACGAAGAAATAGTTGATGAAAATTCAAATCAAAAATCTTACTTTAACTTTTCTGGTGGCGAAAGAAAGCGTATTGATTTGGCTTGCTTGTTTGCCTTTGCTGATATTCGTAGACTGCAGGGAGACGTGAATTTTAGTACTGTATTTTACGATGAACTATTAGACTCATCATTGGATGACAGAGGAGTGCTTTTGACACTTAGGGTTCTTAGAGAAAGGTTTAACGAAAACAATGAGTCATGTTACATTATCACCCATAGAGGACCAGAAGTTACCACCAAAGCGGAACACACAATTCACGTAGTAAAGAAAAACGGAGTATCAACCGTTTTGAGCTAGATTTAAAATTTTAAAAATTTAATTACATCAATATGACACCTGTACAATTTGGTATACAAAATTTGCCTGGAGCACCTTTAGGGATTCCTTTCGGAATACCAACTCCAACATATATACACAGAGGTTCCCAAACAAAAGAACTTCCTCCTCCAGAAGTTCCTGGACAAGGACTCAAGCGGGCAATCACATACTTGGCTGATTACGGTGGGTGCGGTTATTATCGATGCATGGCGCCAGACTTTTTGCTCAATTTGCATCAAAAATCTGTGATTATTGAATCAACCGCAATGATTCTTGATCCAAGATTTTATCAAACAGTTGAAGCAGTAAAACTCCAAAGACAAGCAACTCCTCATCAACTGCAATTCGTTAAGATGCTTAAAGAGATTTCTAAACAAAAGCCACTCAAATTAATATATGAAGTAGATGACGTAGTCTTTGCTGAAGACATTCCGATGTATAATAGAAACAGAGATGCTTTTACATCGCCAGAGATTCAGAACTCCATTAAAGAGATTTTATCAATGATGGATGAAATTGTTGTAACGTGTGATTATTTTAGAGATTACATGATTGAAAAATCTGGAAATAAAAACGTCTCAGTTGTTCCAAATTATTTGATGAAATGGTGGTTTGATCGATATTATAATCTTAATGATCTGGTTAAAAAGTACGATAAAAACAAGAAAAAACCAATCGTAGCAATTTTTGCCTCTGGCACGCACTGCGACGTTGCAAACAGAGTGAATCAACAAGACGATTTTGCAGCAGTTGTTCAACATATTATTAAAACAAGAACTGAATTTAATTGGCATTTTTATGGATCTTATCCTTTGCCCTTAAAGCCATTTATTGACAACGGTCAGATAAAATTTTTCCCATGGGTACAACTTCCTGATTTCGCTCAAACAATGGCGAATTCAGGAGCTCAAGTAACATTTGCTGCCCTTCAAGATAACAACTTCAATCGTTGCAAGAGCAACATCAAGCTAATCGAAGCTGGAGCAATCGGCATGCCGTGTATTTGTCCAGATATGGTAACATATAAAGACGCTCCAGTAAAATACAAAACTGGAGACGAATTCATTGACTGTTTAAAAACGGTTCTTAAGAACCAAAGTGTATACGCAGACCATTGTAAAAAAGCTAGATCTTATGCAGACAAGTTTTGGTTGGACGACGAAAAAAATTTAATGAAGCACCATGATGTCTATTTTACTCCATTTGGTTCTTTAGAACGTAAATTTTTAGCTTGATTTGAAAAATACCTATATGATAATGTAGGGAATGTATCGTTCGGTTAACTATAATCCCTTTAATGAGTCTGTATTTCTTAGAACTTGGACAGAGGACGGAGAAAGAATAGACACGGAAATTCCTTTTCGTCCTTATTTGTATTTAGAAAAGGAAGGAGCAGACGACGCAACCTCAATTTTTAAGACTTCTTTGATTAAGAAGTCATTTAAGAACAGCATCGAGAGACGGAAATTTGTAGACAATACTGCAAACAACAGATTATTTCACAATTTGGCTCCGGAGCAGCAATTCTTAATTGAGATGTACAAGGATCAAAACAACGACCCAAAGTTTTCTCAATTTCCTCTTAAGATATTTTTGTTAGACATTGAAGTTGATACTACAGTAGATTCCCAATTTCCCACACCAGAACGAGCAGCAGTACCGATTAATTTGATTACTGTTTATGACACGCTAACTAAATCAACACATACTTGGGGACTCAAAAACGAATATACTCCAACCCTTCCTAACTGTATATATCACCGTTGCAAAGACGAACAAGATTTAATTTTACAGTTTGTAGATTATTGGAAATCTGATTATCCAGATATTGCCTCTGGTTGGAATAGCAGTGGCTTTGACTTTCCGTATATCATTAACAGATTTATGAAGTTGTTTGGGGAAGATTTTATCCGACAACTTTCCCCAGTAGGAACGATTCGTAGTAGAAAAGTCTTTACTGACATGGGCAAAGAAGTAACCATATGGTCAATTGGAGGAATATCCCTTATTGACTACATGGATTTATACAAAACCTTTTCCCCAGGAGAGAAGGAGTCTTTTAGTTTGAACTACATTTCAGAGCTCGAGCTTGGAGAAGGAAAGATTGCTTACAACGCAGTTAGTCTTGGGGAACTTGCTTATACGGATTGGAAAACGTTTGTAGACTATAATATACAAGACGTACATTTGTTGGTTAAGCTTGAAGAAAAGTTAAAGTTTTTGGAGATTGCAAGAATGCTTTCCTACAAAGGGTGTACAAATTTTGAAGCTGCCTTGGGCAAGGTAGCCATTGTAACAGGAGCGGTAGCAATTCAAGCTGCAAAGCAAGGATATATTATACCCACTTTTGTTCACAAGAGCGACAGGGAGTCATATGAAGGAGGGTTTGTTAGAGATCCAGAAAAAGGCATACAAAAAGCAATTGTCAGCTTTGACGTAAATTCGCTGTATCCTAACACAATCATTACCTTGAACATTTCACCAGAAACTAAGCTCGGTAAAGTTATTACAGGAGAGTATGGAGTAACCCCTGAAGTAACAATCCGGTTGGTTAACGGTAAAATTCACACGCTATCTTCAGAAAAATTTAAGCAGTTTTTGTTGCAAGAAAAGATTTCACTATCAAAAGCTGGAGTAATGTATTCACAAAAAGCAAAAGGTGTTATTCCAAATTTGATCGATCAAATTTACAAGGAACGGGTAGAGACGAAAATTCAGTTATCAAATCTTAAAAAAACAGGCAAAAAAGATAAAGACTCTTTACTCAAACTGACATACTTTGATACGCTGCAATATACGTATAAAATTCTTCTTAATTCAATTTATGGCACGTTTGCCAACAAACATTCTTCACTAATGGATATCGACAACGCCATGTCTATTACGATGACTGGCCAGAACGTTGCAAAGGCTGGAGGAAATATTCTTGACGGTCTTGTTAAAGCTAAGTATGGAATTACGGAGTCGATTACCAAATATGGGGATACAGATTCTGTTTATGTATCGATTGATTCTGTTTTACAAAAGATTAAAATCCCTTTGACGGTAGAAGGTAGAGTTAACACTCAAGTACACGAGATTGTTGACGAATTGGATGAAGAAGTAAACACAAAAATTCTTGATTGGGCTCGAGAACAATTGTTTTCCATTGATCCTCGATATGTTTTCAAACGAGAAGTTATTTCTGACGTCGGAATCTTTCTTCAAAAAAAGAGATACATTCTTCACGTATTAGATGAAGAAGGAGTTGCTGTAGATAAATTTAAATACACAGGAATTGAGTTGGTACGTTCCACTACTCCAAAGAAGGTCAAAAAGTTTATTGAAAAAATTATTCAAACTGCTCTTTTGACTCAAAACGTAAAACAGTCAAATGAAGTGTATAGACAGGGGTACGAGGAGTTTCTTAAACTGGATCCAAATGAAGTAGCTGCTAGAACATCTATTAATAATTTGGAGAAATATTCTGAAGGAGCATCTTTGTACAAATTTAATAATTCTACTCCTTCACATGTCAAGGGGGCTATTGCATACAACATATTGATTAAACAATTTAAAATTGATGACAAATATGAAGCAATACAAACAGGACAAAAAGTAAAGAAACTTTATTGTGCTAAAAATAAGTATGGCTTGGATGCAATTACGTACGTTTCAGTACTTCCGGAAGAGTTTGGAATTAAAGTAAATTGGGATAAAATGTTCGCTAAGCTAGTCACTCAACCGACGGAACGCTTGTATGAGGCAATTGGTTGGTCTTTGCCAGAAATAGGAAAAGAAGTTCAGACTGATCTTTTTGATATGTTTGGTATGCAATAAATAACATTATGTATGCAGCAGAACTTATTTTTGAATCGCTGACATATGAAGAAATTTATTATACGCTAAGAACTCTTGCATATGACGACTGTTATCTTTCTGAATTTTTTGATGACAGAGTTCTTGAAGATTTTTTATATTTGTTGGAAATATACGATATTGTTTTTATTGCTTCAGATGAAAGAATTTTGTTAACTCAGAAAGGCAATAAATTATTTCAACATCTGGGAAACGTAGTTGAATTAAACAAATATCAATATAAAGTATCTAAAGAAATATGAGTAATACAAATAAAGAACTAACCGTCTTCCTCGACAATATCGGAAGGACAGTCATTGGTAAGATTGTAAAACAAGACAACGAAACGCTAACAATTGAGAACCCTGCTTTGGTTCACATTCAAGCAAACCCTCAAACTAACCAACTCCAGCTTCAAATTCTTCCTTTGTTTTTTAGAGAATTCCAAGCAGATAAAGCAGAACCAACCGTTTGGAATTTTAGAAAAGCAAATATCACCACTTCAGAAACAATTCCGTTTGCTGTACAATTCTCAGCGCAATACGAACAGCTTTTTGCTGCTCCGCAACAACCGCAACAAAAAGAAACAAAAGTTGTGAAATTATTTGACGACGAAGAATAAAAATTTACTAAAGAGTCAACTGCAAGAAAGACCTCTTCGGAGGTCTTTTCTTTTTGTTGAAAAAGAATATTTCTGAGAGATACTTTAAAAGTATGTCTAAAACAAAAAAACTATCAATGGAAGAAGTAGAGAATTCAACTTCAGGTTCAATTCAAGATGCCTTTAAAGTATTAGATAAATTAAATTCAAATGCAGCATTTTTAAATGGAAACAGTCTATCAACAGTGACAGAATGGATTGATACCGGCTCTTATGCTTTGAATGCAATTATTTCTGGGTCTTTATATGGAGGAGTTCCGATGGGTCGACTAACAGCATTTATTGGAGCGGAAAGTTGTGGAAAAACTTTGATGGCTAATAAAATCATGGCTAATGCTCAAAAGAAAGGCATGTATGTTGCTTATTTTGATACAGAAGGAGCCTTGGATGAAGCTACTGCTCAAAGATTAGGATGCAATACCTCAAAAATTAAACATGTTCCTTCAGAAATTACGGAACAGTGTCGAAACGAGATTGTCCAATTTTTGGATTCCGTTGTAGCAAATAATTTGCAAGGAAAGGTTTTAATTGTTATTGATTCCCTTGGAAATTTAATTACTGCACAAGAAAAAAAGAAAATTGAAGAAGGGTCAGAAAGCTTAGATATGGGAAATAGAAGCAAGCAACTAAAAAGTTTGATGCGAGCTGTTACACATGCAGCAGCCAAAGCAAACTGCCCCGTTGTATTTACTAATCATATTTATGAGGACCCTTCTCAACTTCATCCTACAGCAATTAAAAAACAAGCCGGAGGTTCCGGACCATTGTATATGTCATCCGTAATTGTTCAGATGGCAAAAAAAACCGAGAGAGCAGAAGATTCCAAAAACAAAGATGCAAATACGGAAACTACGCTAATTTCGAAAGGAATTAATGGAGTTACGCTGAGAGCTTTAACTACAAAGAACCGATTTGTTACTCCGTTTTTGGAAATCGAAATGTATTTAAATTTTCGTACAGGTTTAAATAAATTTTCCGGTCTTCTTGAAATGGCTGAAGGTTATGGAGTTATTGAAAGACGAGGTCATCAATTCGCATTCAAAGGAGAGTCTTTGGGATTTTATAAAGATTGGAAGGAAGATGAGGAGGTGTGGAATAGAATTCTTCCTGAATTGGAAAAGAAACTTCAGACCGAGCTCTGTTTTAAAAATGAGTCACCTGAAGTAGAAGAAGAGAGCGAAAGTGAAAAACAAGAGCCAACAGAATAAATAAATGAGTGAATGCAATATCCAACTTATTAAAACAGTCTAGTATAAAATACACATCAAATTTTGATCCCGAAAAACTTACAGATGTTCTTGTAAAAGAATGTAAAGGTAAAAATGGAACTTATTATAAGTGGTTTGCTACTCTTCATGGAGAAGTGCAAGAAATAAATTTAACTCGTAACAATAAATTTATTTTAAATGTTTTTTGTGTCGATTGTGACAAACAAATATTAAAAGATGTCAAACTCAGCTCTTTGTTTACATTTTCTGTTTGCAATCAAACAACCTTAAAACACTCCGAAAAATTTGCAATAAGATGCAAAGCCTGTTCTAATCGAAAGAATGGCAGAGAAACTAAAGACAAAGCTAAACAAACTTGTCTTGAAAAACATGGTTACGAATACAGTTTTATGAGACCAGGGTTCTACGAACATTCTCATAGAGTCAAGCAACTTAAATATGGAGCTAACTACAAGCAAATTGCTCAACTGAAGGGCCAACAAACATATTATAAAAAAAATGGATTTACTCACAACATGAAAAATCCAGAATGCGTAAAAAAGCATGCAGAAAAGCGAAAAAATACAATTTTAAGCAGAACAGAAGAACGACGGAAAGAAATTGAAATTAAAAGACTGGCTGGATACACTAAAACAGGCGTTAATACTTTGTTTGGTAAAAACAATAAAAACAAACAAAGTAAAATATCAATAGACTTTTACACTAACTTGGTTTCGCATTTAAAATATGCTATATGTACAGAAGAACTAATAGGAAATTATATTGTAGATTTTTTAATTCCGAACGTTTGCATTATTGAGTTTTTTGGAACTTTTTGGCATGCTGATCCTAGAAAATACAAGCCGCATAGTGTGCTTAAAAGAGGCAATAATTCAAAACATCACATTTTAGCTTCAAAGATTTGGGAAAGAGATCATAAAAAAATAGCCTTTCTTGTGGAAGAAACTAAACTGCCCTGTATAATAGTTTGGGAAGACGATTACAAACGCAATAAATTTGAAACAATACAAAATGTTATTAAACAAATTTCCAAAATACAAAACACCCATTTCTTAAATGAGTAAAGTTCAACCTCAAACCAAGCTAGATTTAGACTATTTTGAATCGATACTGCTTTACAATTCATTTACTAATCCAGAATATCTAAGTTCTATAATTTCTTATATTGATTCGTCATTCTTTAATGATAAAAATATAGGAAAGGTAGTTTCTAAGATAGTTTCGTTCTTTAATGAAAGAGGAACTGTACCGACTCTTCCAGAAATTAAAGCTCGTCTTACAACAGAAGAAGACAAAAAAGCTCTTGCTGAAATTAAGCCGAAACTTAGCAGTATCGAAGGTCAGTTTAATAAAGATGAATTAGTTTCTAATACAGAAAAGTTTCTCAAAGAACGATTCATTTATAAGACAATTCTAAATGTTGCTGAGAAATTTTCTGATCAATCTTTTTCAATCGAAGAAACGCTCGTAGACTTTGAAAAGGCTTACAACATTACATTAAGAGAAAATTTAGGTCATTGGTATTTTGAAGATGTTGATAAACACATCAAAGATCTAACCGCAGTATACAATCCGATTCCTACTGGTTGGGACTTCTTTGACAAGAAGACCGAAGGAGGCTTATTTCCTAAAACTCTTACGGTATTTGCTGGACAAGTAAACGTAGGTAAATCCATCGTGCTCGGCAACATAACAACAAACATGCTTCTTGCTGATAAAAACGTTTTGCTTATTTCCCTAGAAATGTCGGAGTTTATGTACTCCAAGCGAATTAGCACACAATTAACTCAAATTCCTCATGGAGATCTTAAAACATTTACAGAAGAATTAAAAGAACAAGTACTGCATATTAAAAAGAATCTTAACAGCAAACTTGTTATTAAAGAATATCCACCAAAAACTATTACGGTAAGACAAATTGACGGGTTTATGACAAAACTCAAACATAAAGGATTTGAACCGGATATAGTGGTCGTAGATTATATTAATTTGATTCACCCTATTGCTAAAAATCTTAACTCTTACGAATCAGTTAAAGAGATTGCAGAACATCTTAGAGCTCTGTCATTTAAGTACAACATACCAATTGTATCAGCAACTCAGTTGAACAGAGGTAGCTTTAATACAGCATCTCCTGGAATGGAAGGAATCTCTGAATGTATTGAAGTAAACCAGATGATTACCTTGAGAGACGGAACAACAAAAAAAATTGGAGATGTAGAATTTGGAGATCAAGTAACGTCCAATGACGGGTTTAAAACCGTTACTCAAGTTCATCACAAGAAAACTAAACCTTGCTATAGAATTAAACTTAAATCCGGAAAGGAGATTATTGTTAGTGACAAACATAAGTTTCCAACAAAACGTGGAAGAATGTCTATAGTCGATGGAATTCGAGTGGGGGATAGATTAAATAGTATAGTATGCAAAAAAGAAACTACTGTAAGTGTACTAATGAACAGGATTTTGAACTTTTTTTCCAAAGATGGGGCAAAAAGTTAACCTATCTAAAAAACATATTTAAATGGTATTGTTCAGAATTTAGTTTGTATCCTTTAACTCAATCTAAATTTCAAAACAGACTTAAAATAATTTTGCAAATTATGAATACAAATTCGTCTACTTCAGAACAGAGCCTTAAATTATTAATTCAAGAATATCACAACAAGCATACTCCAATAACTAGACAATTAGACATAAGACACGGAGAAGGTTCGGGACTAAAATATACAAACAATTTAAAAGCCAAAGCAGTAAATAAAATTTCGTTTGGACGTATTGAGTTTTGGCTAAACAAAGGGTTTTCCTTAGAAGAAGCTCTTAAACAAAAGCGGGAGCATTATGCAGATCTGAATAAAAAAGGCACTGCAGCGTCCATTAAAACCTTAACGGAAAATCCCGACAAAAAAAGAAAAAAATACGAACAAGTTTCTAAAACTAAGAAAGAAAGAAAAAACATAGAGTATTGGGTACAACAAGGATATACGAAAGAACAAGCAATAATTCAAATTAAAAAATATATACCTCCTTCTCATACATTGCAAAGTTTTATTGAAAGACATGGAGAAGAAGTTGGCAAAGAAATGTATAGAAACACTTACGAAAAACAAAGAAAAACAAAAATGGACAAATACGGCTCTTTGATGTTGAACGGTTACGTATCCAAAACTTCTATTAGATATTTTAAACCATTGTATAAAGCTTTAAGAAAATGCGGAATTCTTAAGGAGGATATCATTTGGGGGATTGGCAAACGACGAGAATTTACAACATTCGACAAAGAAACTAATAAAAATTATGCTTTTGATTTTGTAATCAAAACAAAAAAACTAATAATTGAATACAATGATGTGTTTTGGCACGCTCGGGACAAAAACGAATGGAAAAATCCCATGGTAACTTACGAGGAGTCTTATGAACGAGATCTCAATAAAAAAAGAGTTGCTTCCAAATTAGGATTTGACATTGTCTATGTATGGTCGGATAATTTGCCTGATATTCAAACTTTAAAGGAATTAATTTTAAAATGAATCAAAATATATTAAATTTCATTTCGAAACGGATTGAGTTTATGAAGCTCATGGGAATGACAGACAGCAAGACTTCCAACGAAAAATACATGGAAGTTGTTACTAAGATGTTTGAAGAGCAGGAAGAGAAAACAAAACTTAGTGATAGTTTATTAGATTATAATGATGAGATAGTGGAAATAGAGTTTTTAGGGGAAAGAGAAACAATCGATATATCAGTAACTGGAGATAGTCTTTTTTACTGCAATGGAATTTTAACGAAAAACTCAATTGGTTTAGCTGCAACGTGTGATGTGATCTGTTCTTTGTGGCAAGAAGAAGAGGACAGGGAGCTTGGAATTATTAATATGGGAATGCAAAAGAATCGTTTTGGTCCTAACTTTGGATCAGCTGCTTTCAAATGCAATTATAACACACTAACCTTAAAAGAAACAAATTCAGATTATTTTGCAGCTGATGGAAATTCTACAGAAGACAATGTACAAAACGCTGACAACACTCTAAATAAGTTGATCGATGACTAGTATTTGTCGCTCTTTTTAAGATTATCTTCGGCCCACAAAGGTTGGAGGTTTGAGATTTGATTCATTAAATGCATATCTTCTTCAGTGAAAGAGGAACAAGGACGGACATGATCTATGTGCCATTTGCCATAATTTTCCCAACACATTCCTTCAGTAAATAAAGTTTCAAAATGTTTTTTTGCTTCAATCCATGAACACCCCATCAGTTTTTCCGTATTGGCAGGTTTATTCTTTCCAATTCTTTTGAATGCATTTCTTACTACTGATCTCAAAGCTCGAGATATTTTATTAAGAGGATTGTTGTAGTATCGCTCATATTCTTGTTTGTTTCTCAAATCTTTATTTTTTTGATACCACTCAGCTGCATACAATTTAGCTGCTTCTTTATTAGATTGATAGTACTCTTTGTGTTGTTTTGAAATTTTTTCTTTATTTTTAAGGTAAGAATTTTTTGCCCACCGCTTTCGCATTTCGGGATTTTTATCTACTCCTTGTTTGTTCCAAGATAGTACTTTTTTCCTATATTCTGGATCGTTGTTGTATTTTTCTTTTCTTTGTTTTACAATTTTTTCTTTGTTTTTTTGCCAATAACTTTGTTTATTTGAGTTTGTTTTCATAATTTTGATAGATGGCTTTCATTTGTGGTATAAGTATTTATGCTCAAGCATTAATTTTTTTGATAAATTTCATTTGTGGTAATTTGATTTTTTCAATTAATGTTTGAGCTTTTTTTGTATTAATATAAGGTACGCAAATGGAAGAGAAGAAAATTCAGGTAGTTGTCCACACGGATCTTGATGGCGTTGTGAGCTATCTAGTTCTTTGTTGGATATATGGAAGAAAGCTAGATGTAGTTGGAACTACTCCGATGAAGCTTGAACAAGATTACAACAAGCTCATTTCTTCCGGAAAGCAATGGGATAAGTTATATTTTTTAGATCTTGATGTTTCCAAAATTGGAGAGCAAATCGATTTAAAAAACACCGTTGTACTTGATCATCACAAAACAAATTTGTATCCGTTTAAAAACGCAGTTGTAAGAATCTATAATGAAACAAGCTGCGCAAAATTAATTTACGATACATTTTTTAAAGCCACTAATAAACCTTTAACGGGATCTCAAAAAACACTAATTGCTTTAGCTGACGATTGGGACTCAAATACGAAAGCAACTCCACTTTCAGAAAGCTTAAATATTGTGTATCATTCAATGTCTGACAAGTTTAATTCTTTTGTTGAAGATTATTGGGAAGGATTTAAACCATTTGACAAATTTAAAGAAAATACAATATTGCTTTATAAGAAACACCGAAAAGAATATATTGATACATTGAGTCCTTTTGTTGGAGAAATAGAGTTTGACGGCCAGAAAAATATTAAAGTTGGTGCTGTTTTTTGCAATAAATTTGTTCAAGAATGTTGCGATCATTTGCTTAACAAATTTAAAGTTGACGTAGCAATTGCTGTTTTAATTGAACAAAAAAGAATTGCTGTCAGAAGAAATTCAAACAATTCTACAATAGACGTTTCCAAGTTTGTTCAAAGAATTGCTTCTGGTGGTGGCCATTCACAAAAATGTTGAAGCCTTTGGAATAATACCTAAGTAGTCTTGATGTTACAAAACGTCTTTTCTGATCTTGAGAGCTCGAATGCTACTCCTTTAGATCAAATACATTCGAGAGAATTTGTTGAAGGCTTACTCAAAGCTGGATCATTAATTTCAATGATTGAAAATAAAAAAATTAATACTACTACGTTGTTTTCATTGCTTTTAGAAAAACCCGACTATCAAGATTTTTTTACTGAAATAACAGCTTCTGAAAATTTTAAAGAAGCAATACTTTCATTGTTGTATCTTAATCCAATTCTAGTAAAATCAAAGATTACAAAATCAGTTGTCCGCAAACTTAATGCAAAATCAAATCACAGATCTAGAAAAACATCTTTACAACAAACATCTGATTGTATCGAGGAGTATTAAGAACAAACCATTTAAAATTAAAAAAGATTTTGCTGATATAGTTGACACAGACAAACACAAATTCTTAAAAAGAATTTCAACGCTGTTTAAAAAGCATCCAGAAATTAATCCAGATTTGTTTTTTAGAGCTCCATATGAACTTTATAAGGATGTAGAGTTTTTTGGCTTGGATTATTACTCAACAATGAGAGCTGTCAAAGCATATACAACATATAAAAAACAACTCTTTCTGCAAGACCCAGACAGTCAAATTGAACAAGTTAAAGAATCGTTACAGTTTATGACAAAATTTTGTATAGAAAATAACATTTTTATACACCAATATCCTTATCATCGTTCTTCTGACTTGTTTACTTGGATGACACACTACAAACAAAACAAAATTAACTTGTATGTGTTGTTTGAATTTTCAGATATTTTTTCATCCGTACAAGACTTGGCAGAAGACGTCAGACGCTTCTTTGTAAGTGATTTTGTGGAGCAATTTAAAAATTTATACGTGCTTTATAACAATTCTAAGGTAGTAAAACCCTACGTCAAAAAAACAATCCCTATTCTAAACGAATTTGTCAGAAAAAAGTTGACAAACAAACAAACCAATCTAATATAAAAACTGAAATTATGAGTATCAATACTAAATCCATGTTCGAGGCAATCAAGCAATCACTTTCTTCAGATAAGAAGGAAGGCAACGGAAACAATTGATGCATATTATTTGAAGACTTATCGTACTGGTACTGAGTCTGAAAAAGAATCAGCTCGTGTACTGTCCCGTAAAGAGGCTTGGATGGTCAATGTTTATGTAATTTCCGATCCAGAAAATCCAGAGAACGAAGGTAAGGTTAAGATCCTTCGTTATGGAAAAGAGCTTGCTAAGATTATCGAATCAGCTTTAGAGGGAGACGATGCTTCTGAGTTTGGAGTAGAAAAAGTATTTGATGTAGCTAATGGTAGCACTCTTCGCATTAAATGTGAAAGCCGTACAGGAAGCAATCGTGGGGCCAAACAAATGGTAACATACGCTTCTTCTAAGTTCTTGAGCCCAGCTGCATTGGAACTTGACGACAGTTCTTTGGAGCAAATCTATGGGTCAGTTCACGACCTTAAAGCAGTCAACAAACAAACTACTCCTGCTGAGATGCAGCGCTTACTTGACGAACATTTCTTTAATCTAACAACCGGCTCACCAGTGGAGGTAGATACTGAAGATGAATATGCCTCAATTCGTAATGAGAAACCCTCTAATGTCGTTAAAACAAATACCTCAATCGAGAGTGTTTTTGAAGAGGCTACTCCTACATCAAAAGCTGATGTTAACGAGACCGATGAATCTACTGATGAAGC